TAAACTGTGCCTTTGTTTCCTCGTAAGTTAATAACTTTTTTGAGGTAGCCAAAGTTAAGATTTCACGTTTGAAATTCTCTATTGGTTCGTTCTCTAATAAATTAGTTAAGATTTTATTTGAACCCCAATATGTTTGCCAATCGCTTTCTTTAACTACTTGTTTATATGATGGTTTTCTACCTTTAGTACCTTCATACAATGCTAAATCTTTTTTAGTTAATTTAGCTTTACGAGTAAATTTAACGAATTTTTTTCCTATATAAGCTTTACCACTAGGAATGTGAGTAATTCTATATACGAAACCGAATGTTGAAGGGGGAAATGACTCCAAAGAAGTCATTTTTTCCCCTTTATATAACCAATTCATAATTTATTTTTTTAAGAATCACCTTTACCTGAATCTGGAATATAAGATATTGTCCAATAACTAGCATTAGTACCTGTTGAGGCATTACCTCCAAAAGATATACCACCTCCAGTACCTGAAGCAGTTAAAAGTATATTAAAATAAGATTGGTCAGTATCTATATTACTTTGAGAAATATACCAAGTTTGGGAAAGTCGAATTTGAGTATTTGCAGGTTGACCATTTTTAACATCATAAGTTCCTCTAGCTATTGTTTCTACAACAGTACCACTTTGGTCTACTCTTTGAATAGAAACTTGAGCACCATTAGTAGAATTAGTTCCTGTAGCTGTTAATTGAAGATCAAAATGATATAATCCTGGTTGGTTTATGATTTGAATAAATTCATAATCTGTAGTATCGTAGGAAAAATTACTTGTTCCATTAAGATAAAAGAATTCACTATTACTTTGCCAACCAGGACCATTAGATGTCCAAGTACATATTTGATTTGATGTAGTTAATACTGACTGAAGACCACCCTCTCCTGATTCATCATTTTTTCTAGTTAAAAATTGAGGATTTGGTGCGGAGGAAATAATGATTTTATCATTTGTTGGATCTGATGAACCTGAAACTAAATTTCTAAAATCAAAAGTAAGTTGGTCATCAACAGCATCTGCTAATATAAATGTAGAAGCAGCCTGTGTTACTCCATTATTAGCAACTGAAGCTGTATTGAATAAATTTTGTGAACCCCCACCACCACCGGTGATAGTTACTGTCACATTATCAGCTGTAGGTTCAGTAATAGTAGCCCCTACAAAATTAATAGATTCTACATCTGTTGTAATTGAAGAACCATTATCTAAAATTTCTATTGCTTGACCAGTACCTGAGGTACCTGAAGAACCACTTGAACCAGCTTGACCTGAGGTACCTGATGAACCCGAGCTACCTGCTTCACCTGAAGTACCAGATGAACCTGAACTACCAGCTTGACCTGAAGTACCTGAACTACCTGAGCTACCTGCTTCGCCTGAGGTACCTGAAGAACCACTTGAACCAGCTTGACCTGAGGTACCTGATGAACCTGAACTACCAGCTTGACCTGAAGTACCAGATGAACCTGAACTACCAGCTTGACCTGAGGTACCTGATGAACCTGAACTACCAGCTTGACCTGAAGTACCTGAGCTACCTGAGCTACCTGCTTCGCCTGAAGTACCTGATGAGCCTGATGAGCCTGAAGTACCTGAGCTACCTGAGCTACCTGCTTCGCCTGAAGTACCTGATGAGCCTGATGAGCCTGAATCCCCTGAAGTACCTGAGCTACCTGAGCTACCTGCTTCGCCTGAGGTACCTGAGGAACCACTTGAACCTGCTTGACCTGAAGTACCTGAACTACCTGAAGAACCATCTGCTCCTGAAGTACCTGATGAGCCTGATGAGCCTGAATCCCCTGAAGTACCTGATGAGCCTGATGAACCACCTACTCCTGAAGTACCTGAGCTACCGCTTGAACCTGAATCTCCTGAAGTACCAGATGAACCTGAACTACCAGCTTGACCCGATGTACCTGAAGAACCTGATGAACCTGAATCTCCTGAAGTACCTGATGAACCCGAGCTACCTGCTTCGCCTGAGGTACCTGAAGACCCTGATGAACCAGCTTGACCTGAAGTACCTGAAGAGCCTGAAGAGCCTGAAGTACCAGATGAGCCTGATGAGCCAGAACCACCACCACCACCTGGGATAGTGACTGTTACATCAGTACCACTATTAGTAGCTGTTACACCCGCACCTGTAAAAGTAAATTGAGATACGTCTGTAGTTAATGTTGTAGATTCATCTATAACTGTAATAGCATTACCTGTTCCAGATGTACCTGAAGAGCCACTTGAACCATCTACCCCGGAAGTACCTGATGAGCCTGATGAGCCTGAATCCCCTGAAGTTCCTGAACTTCCGCTTGAACCATCAGCACCTGAGGTACCTGAGCTACCTGAAGAACCATCTGCTCCTGAGGTACCTGAGCTACCTGATGAACCATCTGCTCCTGAGGTACCTGATGAGCCTGATGAGCCTGAATCCCCTGAAGTTCCTGATGAACCACTTGAACCAGCTTGACCTGATGTACCTGAAGAACCACTTGAACCAGCTTGACCTGAAGTACCTGAGCTACCGCTTGAGCCTGCTAAACCTGAAGTTCCAGATGAACCTGATGAACCCGCTACTCCTGAGGTACCTGATGAACCACTTGAACCAGCTTGACCTGAAGTGCCAGATGAGCCTGAAGAACCAGAAGTACCTGAAGATCCTGATGAACCAGAACCACCACCACCACCTGGGATAGTGACTGTTACATTATCGTTTATTTGAGTTGCTGTTACACCAGCACCTGTAAAATTAAGAGAAAGAGTATCAGATGTTAATTGACTACCTTCATCTAAAGATATTAAAGCTCTACCATCACCCGAAGAACCTGATGTACCAGAACTACCAGATGAACCCGAAGTTCCTGATGAACCTGATGAGCCTGAGGTTCCTGATGAACCTGAAGTACCTGAACTACCTGAAGAACCATCTGCTCCTGAAGTACCAGATGAGCCTGATGAACCTGAATTTCCTGATGTACCTGATGAGCCACTTGAACCATCAGCACCTGATGTACCAGAGCTACCGCTTGAACCATCAGCACCTGAGGTACCTGAGCTACCTGAACTACCACCAGCACCAGAAGTACCTGATGAACCTGATGAACCATCTGCTCCTGAAGTGCCTGAACTTCCGCTTGAACCGTCAGCACCTGAAGTGCCTGAACTACCTGAAGAACCATCTGCTCCTGAAGTACCAGATGAGCCTGAAGAACCATCTGCTCCTGAAGTACCAGATGAGCCTGAAGAACCATCTGCTCCTGAAGTGCCTGAACTTCCGCTTGAACCGTCAGCACCTGAAGTACCAGATGAGCCATCAGCACCTGAAGTGCCTGATGAGCCTGATGAACCTGAAGTACCTGATGAACCTGATGAACCTGAATTTCCTGATGTACCTGATGAACCACTTGAACCATCAGCGCCTGATGTACCAGAGCTACCGCTTGAACCATCAGCACCTGAGGTACCCGAAGAGCCCGAAGAACCTGAAGTGCCAGAAGAGCCCGAACTACCTGATGTACCTGATGAGCCTGATGAGCCTGAAGTACCGGCTGCATCACCATAGGAACCTGTAATAAAATATTCTCCAGTAGTTGTATCTCTAACTACTACATTGTTTAAAACACCGGAAGCATCTTGAGCTAGTTCATGATAAATTGAACCACTAATAGTTAAACTTCCTTCAATATCAATATCATAACTTCCAGTACCTGTAAAAGCATTAACTGATTGTGATACGTGCCAAGCATTTATAGTAAATCCCTGGTTGATTTCATCAACTGTAGGGTCAAATATTTTTTCTAGTCTATTGGTTCCTTTTCCCATTGTAATTATCTATCTATGTTTATAAATATAGTAGTATCTGTTGTTCTTGATACTGGGAGTGGTTGGGATAATTTTCCAACTGCAAGTAAATTTTGATCATTATCATATAGTCCTACTGTACTAACGTAAGGTGAAAAATAAGAACTAGTTACAAAATCATAGACTGTACCATCTGTAGAACCTGATATAATTGAGGGGTTTAAACTAAAATTATATTCAAATTCATTTATAGTAGCTTTATATTGTGTTTCATATATGTCAAATGAACTAGAGAATGAACAAGTTACATTAACCCCAGTTAAATCTGCTAGAGAAATTCCCCCACCATATACATTTTCTCCATATTCAGATATACCATATCCTTCAGGAGCAGGGGGAGCATTATCTTGTAATTTAGTAAATACTGCTATTCCATGAGGATATATAATATTACCTACATAAACTCCTCCTATATAAAGATTTCCATTACCATCATCAGTAATAATATGAGTAATATTATCAGCATCTATAACTTTATACTCGAAAGAATTAGGTTGGATATAATCACCCCATAAACGGGAAGGAATTGAAAGTACGAAAATTTGATTACTAGATCCTGTTGGGAAAAATCTAACTACATCATCTGTAGATTGAAGATAATTTTCATATCTACCTGCGGAATCAGGGTTACCTACAAATACATCTCCTGTTTCATTTTCTCCAGGAAATGAACTTTGTGTTTGTAACGGAGAACCAGCAGATGATGTTAAAAAGTTAGAGTAATATAATTCTTTAGCAGAATCATAAACTAAAACTCCATATTGATCATTATTATTACCTGTTAAAGATTGAGTAAATTCAAAATCTCCATTAAGGCCTATTAATCTGTCAATTTGGACATCATTATCTGTAAATTCAGGAGACGGAAATGAGAACCCCTTATTTACTTTAAAGGGTTCTACAATTACGTCTTGTGATAAAAATTGTTTGAATGTACTCATTCATTTTAAAAGTCTAGCTTAACTCTAACAAGAGCTTCTTTTGTAAAATCTTTCTCTAGTGGTTTTGAAAGTTTAGCTACAGCTAATAACTCATTAGTATCATTGTATAAACCTACAGTTGTAATATATGTTGTAGGTGCATTAATAAATGAAGAGTATAATACTTCACCTGTTGAACCCGAAATAAATGATGGGTTTTCTGAGTAATTAAACTGAGAACTTCTAGGTCTTACAAATACAAAATCTGAAGTAATTGTTTCTTCTGAGTTTGCTGTAAATGATGAAGCGTTTGAATGGGTAATTGCTGTAAATATTGTATTTAAGTTTGGACTATCTGTTGCTGTAAGTGCTGAGGTTAAAGTAGCATCTAAACCAATACCTCCATCAGCTTCATCATTAGATAATGCTCTTGGGTTTAAAATATAAGTAGCAATATCTGGTAAGAATAAACCATATGAACCTGAATCAATACTATATCCATTTGATTCTAGTGTTGTAAATACTGTACCTGCTGAACCTGATACTAATTGGAATACTCTACCTGCATCATTAAATACAACCGAAGAGGCAACTTGGCTATTATCAGTTAATGAGATAACACCATCTGGACCTCTTAATAATAAAGTTGTTGAACCTGGGAATATAGATTCTTTATATCTACTTCTTTCCATTGATACAGCCCAAAAATCCGATGATGTAATACTACCAAAAGTAAAATCAGCATTTTCATCACCTAATACTAAAGTACGGTATTGACCGTAAACTGTTGAAGATGGTGATTTACCATCTACATCTAAATTGTATGCCTGACTACCACTTCCTAATTCGTTACCATAAGTAACTGCGAATTCTAAAGAGGAAGTTGCTGCATTTGAAAATACGTTTAAGTAATAATCACCTGAGTTACTTGTTCTTTGAGTGGAAGAAGTAAAAAATGTTGTGATAGTTGGGATTTGACTATCAGTAAATATACCAGCTGTAATACTATCAGCTGATACTACAAAGTCGTCTGCTTCTAATCTATTAAATGACATAATTAGGATACTTTAGTTATAGTGATTGGGACTTGTAATCTTGCTCCACTATCTCTACCTACAATTGTCATTGTAGCGTATAATGCAGTGTTAGCACCAAATAATGTATTAACTGTGGTTGCTCTAAGGTTAATTGTTGTACCTACTACTGTTGCAGATACGTTAGTACCTAGTGTAGTTGTTGAATTAACATTTAAAGCATTTGTTTGAGGTGAATCGATACCAACACCTTCAAAAGTAGATAATAATCTAACATCTGAAATAGTAGCTGTGTAACCACTAGCTTCGTTTTGGTTACCACCTAAATAATTTAGTGTTTGTGGGGTAATTGCTAATGAAGCTCCTTGTTTAATTACAATATTAGTATAACCTACATCTAAGATTGGCATCTTAGCAGTACCACGAGGTAAAGTAGTAAGTTTGTACTTCATAATTTGAGTTTCATCAGGGAATGCTTCTAGTAAAGGCATATTTTCAATTGCCTGACCATAATAAGCTGAACCTGATGGATGGGTTGGATTATAAAGTGTATAATCAATCTCATCATCCGCTAATGCAAACTGTGTAATTCTGAATGAACCATCATTTTTAGCAAGTAACTCTCTACCCTTAGTTGTAAGGATAGCATCTACAGTTACTACCGAATTATTTAAATATCCCATTGTTTAATACGTATTTAATTATAAATATATGTTTTTTTTAAGTTTATGCCAAATTAACTTTTAAATTAATCTATCTTTTGTAAGGTCTTTAAGTATACTATCTACTTTTTCTTCTGTTGCCCCATAAAAATACTCAGGTGTTAATACACCTGGAGCTGTACCTCCTGCAGGTTTATCTACTTCTAATATTATATATGAAGGGTCACTTACATATCTTCTATGTAAGAACCAATTCATTAAAGTATTTGAATTTAAATTTGAATTACCTAAAGAAATTTCTCTATCTAAAATTAGATGTAAAGGATCACCATTAGCAGGAGAATTATCTATATCTACTACTGTGTAAGTTTGTGTTTCTGTACCTTGGAATCTAAGTTCATCACCTATTTCAACAGTAAAATCAAATGTAATAGGGCTAAAACCTACAGGATTTCCATTAACGTCATCTTCTATATTTTGTTGTTTTTGACCATAAACATCCATTAATGCCTTTGGTTTAATTTTAGGAACAGAAGCACCTGAAACTATTTCCCAATAATTTGCACCTCCAGGAGCACCTGGACCTTTAGGTCCAATTTGTGGTGGTGGGGTCTGAGATACTTTAAAAGAAGTTGTTGAATCAATAGTTACAAATTGACCCTGACCACCATCATTGGCTGATGTTATTTGAAGTCTATAATCATCATCTGTGGTAGCATTTGGGTCTGTAAATACTAATTGAATATTATCTACTACACCAGGTTCTATTACATTTCCTATATTTGAACTTACATCAACCCAACCTGCTCCATTTGAATTTTTTTGTATGAAAAAAGTAGCATTTGCTCCATTTACAGGACCACCTTGAATACTATGAGATACAAGAGCTGTAAATGTTAAAGATGTAACTGGGTTTGTACCTGAAGGGTCGTTTGTTTTAGGTTCATATAAAGTACCATTAAAATCGGCAAGTGTACCTTTAAATTGGGGTGGGTTTGTAAATGCTACTGTACCTGGGTTTTGTATAATAGCTGAAGTAGCATTTGCTGTTAATCTGTAATCCCCTATTGCTCCTTCTTGTTGGTCACCTTGAATAAAATTTAAAGAACCTGTAAAACCACCTGGGGTAGTATCCGAGATGCTTTGTGTTTGTGAATAAGTAATAGGTTTTGGGATTTGACCACTTTTAAATATTTTATGTTTACCCTCTAAATTTGAAAAATTAGAAGTAGCACCTTCTTTATCATTAAAACTTAAAATTGCATTTGAGTCTTGTTCAAAACCTTGTTGTACAATACTAAGATTAATACCATCAGAATCATTAATAGGTTCAATTACATTTCCGTCTTCACCTATATAATATCTAATATTTACCGCACTTCTATCTTCTAGTCCATTACCCCATTCAGGAGATGTACCTCCTACCCAATTAAAATAAGCAAAGTAATATCCTTCACTTTGTACTACAGGTAATTGACCAAAACCACCTTCTACAGCTAATTCATTAAAATCTGGGGATGTTGATTTAGCTCCTAAATAATTACGTCTTAAAATAGGAGTTGAATAATAGTTATAATCTTGAATAAAAGCTTTAGGTAAATCACCATCTTGTTGAGATGCAGATATTACTGCTTCTTGATTTACTGCTTGTATAGCATTGGTAGAATAATCTAAATCCCAGAAAATATTACTTTGTCTTGGGATCAAAGCATTATTAATAACAGCATTAAAGTCAGAATATGCTAAATTAGGAATATTAGCATAGGGATCTAATACAATTAAAGATGAATTAACTGTACCAGAATTAAAATTTCCTGTAGCAGGATTATTATCAACAATTGGGTAAGAACCATCTACTAGGTCAATTTTAAATTGCCCATTTCCTAAAGCAGTAATGCTTTTAATAGTCCCTGTATTTGTTATAGTAGGCATAGTAGATTATCTTTATGGTGGTGATATTATGTAATTAAGATCAAAAGTAATTTTATCTCCTGGTTTTAAGTTACGGATAGCTGAATCAGAGTTGGTTCCATTTAAATCTTCTTCATTAATATATATTTCATTAACATAATAACTATTAATATTACCTATAGTATTAAAATCAAATTCCCAAATTAATTCACCAACTGCTGGGTTTTGAGCATTAGAACCTGATGTTTTGTAATTTATAACTACTGTATTTTCTTTTAATAGTGTATTGTTTGGATTTAAACTTTGAGTAGTTGCTATCAATGTAGAACCACTAAATTCACCATCTATAAATTCGCGAGCGTCATCTTGGGTGAAATCTTCAAATCCAAATGGTGTTATATTTGAACCATTCCAACTTTGAGTTACGTTAACTGCACCTGGGTATGTAAGTTCTGTATAGTTAGTATCTTCTACAAATACAGGTAACGTTCCACCTTGGGAACCTGTAGTAGTTACAATAGGGAATGAATCATAATCTCCTGAAGCTGTGTAAATTCTTTGACCATCTTTTAATCCAGCAATTTGACCTATACTACCTGTATAGTATGGTTCAGAATATGAAGCTGATGGTTCTGGGTATTTTTGTCTTTCTAATAAATGTTGTTTTATAGAAATACCTGTAGCTGATGATACTTTAGATGGGATAAAATCTTTGATTGTTTTCCATAATGAATTATCAAAGAATTTAATTAATCTAATAAAATCATTCCAATCGTAATTGCTTGTGTATTTAAGGAAATACTCATCTCTTAAAGCATCTAAATCTGGGTAGTTAATTGAACCCGAAGCAATTTGTCTAGGGTCGCCTATATATTCTCCAATATTTAAATAACCAATTGAATTAATAATATCATCATTAATTTGGTTAGTTGGAGATAATACTACCTCTACTTGATTTACTGTATCAGTATAGGCATCATCTGTTTCAGTATCTTGTTGTATTGATCTAATATTAGATAATTGTTGAGAACCTTCAGGTAAATTTAGATCTACTTGTCTAATTTTATCTGTAATACGATTTTTAATACCAACCGCGGGTTGATCCATAAACACATACTCTCTATTTACAGCAAAATTACCTTCAGTAATTGTAAAATCTGAGTCAGCTGGGAATGAATTTATTGTATCCCAAGAACCTGTTACTTTAGGGTGTATTGAAACTGAACCTGTATATAATTCACCTCCTAATGCTGCTCTAAATATCAATTCATCAGGAGCACTATTAATAGTATTACCTTCAATAGATTGAGGATTCATTACATAATCCTTAAATACACTATGGGATATTTGAGTTGTATAATATCTAATTTCTTGGTATGAACCACTAAAATCAGTATATCCTGTAATACCACCTATAGTAGGAAAATAAGAATTTGTTCCACTAAACCAAAAACCATCGTCTGTTGCTGAAATTGAAGATGAAGCTATAAATCCTAAAGAAGAACCATTACTTCCAGAATATATTTTATTAGCTGCTATTAATTCAAAATTTTGTGATTTGCGATTAACCATAACAGACCACCAACCATTATTTGCAAATGGTAAAGATACACTAGCAAACTCAGTAGCATCTCTAGTAAAGTTAGGGTAAAACTTTAAATCTGCGTATTGATTGTTTGGGTTAGGTATTGAACCACTAAATGATCCAGAATCTAAAAGTGTAGTATCGTATTCTAATACTAATCTTACTTCTCTACCATTATCTAAAGTCCATAAAGATTGAGATGAAGGGAGAGAAGATGAAGGTGGTAATTTAAATCTAAATTGTAAAGATTCAGGTGCATCATCAGGTGTACCCCAATCGGTATTTATACTCCAGTCTGAACTAATAATTCCATCATCTCCTGTAGAATAAGCATAATTAAATTGTTCAAACCAATAATCCCAATCATTAGTATTATCTTTATCTTTACCACCAAACTCATCAATTCTAAGTAATGTATTTGGAATACCATAAATTGTAGCTAATGTTCTAATACCATCAACCGTACCTTTTTTCTTGTATAAGTAAGGTAAATTATTATAAATGCGTTTATATATACGCTTTTTTATATCATCTTGAGGTAATATTTCATTTGATCCTGTTATAGAAGCATTAACATATTCGAACCCACTTGGTGTGGGTAAAGAACCTGTCATATTAGGGAATGGAAAATAACTACCTGATGGAGTTAAACCTAATGTAGCTGTAAATATATCAAATGAGCTAAATTGATTTTCATATAAATTAAATCCTAAATCACGTAATTGTTGCGCGATTAAATCGCGTGAAATTCCTGAATCAATACGATTATCATTATCCCATTTATTAGTGATATCTTTAATGTAAACCCATATATTTTCGTCATAGAAATGACCTACCATATTAGAAAAGTCTATATATGGTTGGTTTGCTGAGTCTTCTCTTAAATAAGCTGGGATAGAATAGTAAATCCAATTTTTATTATTTACATCATGGGATTCGGCACTTGATAAACTAGCTGTAATCCAATTTTGAGATAATGTACTTGTAGAAGAAGCTTGATTATAAGGTTCTGTTGTATTTGTTTTAGGGTAAGCATTTGAACCTGAGGTGAAGTATAAAAAATATTCGTAATTATCAAATTCATCAATAGTTTCATTGATTTTATTTTGGTAAAAAGCCGTAGAACCTGAGGTAGAAGTAGTATTTACATTTGATCCTTCTGCTGCTAAAGAAGTCCAATTTTCTATTTGTTGTATTTTATAGAAAAAATTACTTATACGTTTTTCAACAGATGAGAAATTAATAAAATTACTGTATTCATTATAATCTACATTAATTTTTATACTAGGATCAGCATAAAAACTATTAATTTGCTGTAATGATGATGTAACAGTAGTTGAAGTTAAACTAGCAAAGTCTACAGGTTCTGTAGAGTTATTAACTTGACCCTTTACAGGTAAATTAATATTAGGACCTTTTAATTTAATTGTATTATCAACAACTATTTCTTGAAAGGGTAACTCAATTAAATAAGCTATTGGGTCCGCTACCTGTTCTACAACCCATAATGTTGATTTTAATTGATATTGTAGAGGTAGTGGGTCATATAATTTTATTAAAACTGAGTCTGTATCTAATACAATATTATTAGCTATTACTAATTGATTGTTACCAAAATTTAAATAAAAATCTTGAAAAAACTCAGAATTATTTCTTTCTTGAATAAATTCAGTAGTAGATGCTATAATTTCTTCTGTAGATATATCATTAGAAATTAATCTAATTTCCGTTCTATCGGATGAAATTTCTGTGATATAATATCTTTGAAAGGGATTAGATGATAATCTTAATGATAAAAAACTATAAAATGTATTATAAGTTCCTTCTTCAAACCCATTAACTATTAAATCATTTTCAGGATTAATTGTTAATATATTATCTTCTAAAGTATACCCATTATAATTAGATGGTGAATCAAACGCAGGAAATACTTGACCTCCATTGTTAGGATTATAAATAAAATATTCTATATAATCAGTTTGGGGTACAAATAAAGTTTCTACTTCTTGGGAAGAAATAAGATTTTCATCTGTAACTGAATATTCTTCTAGTTCAAATGTAGTAGGATTTACTTGTGTAATTTTAGCTTCAGCCATAATTAATTATTTCTTCTTTCTTCTCTACGTTCTTGTCTTTCTTCTTTGCGTTTTTCTCTACGTTCTTTACGTTTTTCTTTACGCGACTTTTCTTCCCCCTGATCAACATTCATATTTACATCAACACTAAATTCTGATGGTACATCTAAATTAGGGAGGGTTGGGAGTTCTGGAAGATCTAAACCTGCTGTATCTAATACATCAGCAATGGTATTTAAAGCGCTTCCTCTTTCATCCAATAATTGTCTTCTTAATTCAGTAATTTCTTGTTGTAAAGCTTCTATTTCGGTTGTTAAAGGATTATAACCAATATATTCAGTACTCGTCGTAATTAAAGTTTCATGTGAATTACTACCTCTTTGAGGGATATCAAAAAATAATTTATCATATAAAACAAAAAATTCATCAACAGATACATCTTGTACTGCTACAGGCTCATTAACTTGAGGTGTTAATTGAGAAAATTCAGTATCAATTACCTTTGGGTATTGTGTTTTACTAAATGAATTTCTTGTTAAATTTACTTGTTCTTTCATTATCCATTAACTACTTTAAAGTAGTAATTATCATCATAAATTGTTGTACTCCCTTCCGAAGTAACTTGGATTAATATTTTGTAATATCTTTCGGGTTCTAAACCGTTCATGTATATATCAAAATAACTAGAAGAAACATCTGCACTAATTCTAGTATAATTACTATCAAAATCTACTACATACTCATTAGTATCTAAATCTTTAATAGCATAATAAGATGAACCAGATGGTAAATAATATTGTTTAGTATACAAAGAAGAAGTTGCCCATACACGGGCAGGGTATTTAGGTCTTACATTTAATCTAAACCTATTAATACTTTCTGAATAGAATATTCCTGGGTTTTCTGCTAATTCAATAAAAGCATTAGGTTGGAACAATTGGGTTGTTGTTGAGGAACCTGTATTCCATGTTGAATCATCCCATCTAATTTCTAATTCAGGTGGATATATAGTATTAGTATCTACTGTATAATATTGGAGTACGGGTTGTACTAATTTACTAGTATTAAATTCGGCAGAATTTTCCCATTTTAAAATAAATCCATTATTATTTAAAGAACTACTATACCAATCTTCAACCATTGAAGAAACTTTAATATTTAAATCTTTATCACTTCTAGGATCAAATGATTGTGTTAATGGATAAGTAATAGTACCATCTGAAGAACTAGCATACCACGAACCCCCACCTTGGGGTGCATAGGTTGGATTATATGAACTAGTATATCCTAAAGAAGGACCGCCAATATTCCAAGCACCCCCACCTCCAAATTGAGGTGAATCCCAACATGCTCCATCTTTTGTTATAGGTTCATCTAAATAAGTACCTGTACCCATGTTCCAGCTATCATAGATAGGAAAAACTTCTAAGATAGAATCTTCCACTACACCTTGAGCTGTTGCTATGTAAGATTTTAAATAAGCATCCCAATTTCCTATTACTTTATTATTTATTACATTTTGAATTTCTTGATTATCAAAAGCAAGTAAAGATCGAGCTACAGAAGGATTACTATCTATAGCAAAATTTAAGTTAGATACTTGATTTATTGGATCAATACCTGTATTCATGGCTGAATACATAGAGTATAAGGATGTATCTTTATATGGGAAAAGTTTATATACTGCCATAATATTTATCTTATTGGGTCGCTAGCCCTTCTTATTAATTCATCACTCTGTAAACTATCTATATAAGTGTTCTTAGGTGTATATGGTTGTGTTGTTGTAAAACTTTTATATTCACTACCTATTTGGGTATTATAAGCAACATTAATAGGACCCCCTAAAGGTGCTTTAAATTCTAAGTCTAAATTAGAACCTTTAAATTGAGCTTCAGGATTTCCTTGTTTTGGTGGAGCTATTTCTGGGTTTTCGGATGCCAATCCTACTCCAGATGCTACAGATTTATCATATCTATTTTTTAATCCCATAATTATAAGTTTACAATTTTACCTTTAATATCACTATTAAGGAATTTAACTTCAAATACCATAGGATCTATTGAAGGATATAATACTTGATTTATAGTAGCACCTTCTACATCATAAGCATATTGAGAATAATCTCCATCTGTTGTAGTTTTGTTAGTAAAGAAAACATTTTTTACAGTTTGAACTCCTTCAATTTTATCTAAAAGATTAAAAACATCTCTATAAATAATAGGTTCATTTACTTGCCAATTTCTAATATTAAAGTAATTTTGAAGGGCTATAATACATTTTCTTAAAACCTCATTGTTATTAAAATTAGGTAAAGTTATAATTTCAAAATCTACCCCAATATTAATAATAAAAGCATCTTTAATAGCTACAGAATCACCAATTGTTCTAAATTGAGATAAATAAGTTGATAAATTTTGTTTTAATGTTGAACTTGCTGTAGTCAAATTTCCATTACTATTAGAAGCTAAAACATATAAGTCTACATTAGTACCTGTATTAGCAGATGCTTTAGATTTTTCAGTATAAACTTTTGCTATTTTTCCATATTTGGGAATCATAGATAAAGCCCTTACTGTATAATCATCAGGGGTAACTGTTCTATATTGAGTACTAAAATTAGAAATAATATTTTGTCTTAATTCTTCGATACTATCTCCTCCTCTACCTCCTGAAGCTGCGTTTGGATTATTTGTTACTAATGAATCAAAAGATTGTTGGTATAAACCTCCTGGATCTGTATTACTAAAATTAGTAAATGTTTTATTAATTTGTTTTATATTAGTTAATGTATTAGCATTAACATTAGCACCAACACCACCCCCAGTTAAATATCTTATAGTTAAGTCGCCAGTAGGTGCTATACCGTAAGTAGGAGTAAATATAAAGTTAGTTGGTGAGTAAGCAGTTGTAAGTTTATTCTTTTCAAAGGGTAAACCTAATCCCACATTATCAGCATTAGGAGTAATTTCTTCTTCTACATCTTGTGATGTGCCCGCTCCAAATTGAATTTCTAATGAACCACTATTAATAACACGAGTAGCAAATCTACGTTGTGTTTGTTTTAATTGTAACAAATAAGGCGCATCACCTTCATTTAAATAATTATTTGGATCATTAGGGTTAGTGTTACGAATTGAATCATATACCATTTCTTCAGCTAAATAAGGTACTTCGTACCACACATTACCATCAGAATCTACTATATCTAAAATACCTACAATATTAGGAGCATTTATAGTTGTTGTAAAAAATTCTTGGGGTGTTGAACCTGCTGAAATGGTTGTTGTATTAATAGTAGATGAAATTGCTTTTGCTGTTTTTTTCAAAAGATATGTAGTTGGATTATTACCACCATCTACAGTATAAACTGTAACTTCAGTTGGATCTATTGAACTTGAAACTGTAAAATCTATAGTATCTTCTGTTATAAAATTAATTTTAGCATCAGCAGAAGAGCCTATTTGAGCATTTTCATCTACTAATAAAGCATAGTTATAATCGGGTTGAAAAATATTTGGACCAGATGATAATGCTGGAACTGTTTGGTAAAAATCTAAATTCGTAGTAGCTACACCTGTAACTTGAGGTTTATACCCCATTACATATGCTAAGTCAAATAAATTTTCAAATCTACGGGCGTACTGAGTGAAAGTTTCTTGGATTTGATTATCTTGGTAAAATGATAAAACATCACCAATATAAGATGCCATTTCCATAAACATCATACCAGGAGAAGCCTCAGTAAAATCTGTATAGGTTGTAGGGAAATATGTTTTAGAATAATCAATTAATGCTGATCTAAATTCAGCAAAATCTTTATTCAGATATTTTATGTCTCTTGCTTGTGCCATTATCCAAAGTTAATTTCAATTTCATCTGATACCCCTTGTTGTGGTATTGAATATTTTATTACTACTTTAATTGTATTTTGATCTTCTATAGCCCCAACTTCGATACCATTTAACTTAATAGATGGAAATTGAGTACCAATTTTTTCACTAATATCATCTTCAATCCCACCTAAAGTACCAGTTGAAATTTGTTCAAAAATAAAACTTCGTAAACCACCACCAAATAAAGGGTTATCTGGTCTTTCTCCAGGTTCTGTTAAAAAATAATTAATTAAATTAGCTTTAATAGCATCTTTACTTGTATAATTACTTTGAAAACACTGTGGTGTTGAAAAAGGTAAATTAACCCCTACTCCAACGTTTGGTTGGAAGTCAGTAGCTGGTATTATGCGAGGGTTAAAAGCCATTTAAATTATTTACCTTTCATTAGACCCATAATTTGGTCTAAACCTACATTTCCTGCTGGTAATTGGCTGCCTTCACCTGATGTATTCATGCCCGGGGCAACTTGTAAGTTACCTCCCATATTACGAGCATCAGTTGAATTAAAACTTAGTGTATCTTGTCCTGGTTTCATGCCGTCTAAAACACCCATCATATTTTCTCTTAATTTAGCTTTATCATCTTCAGGGAGAGCTTGTGTAGTATTTTGTTGTGGTGTAGTTCCAGTTACTACAGTTTTTGGTGAACGAACAGCTTCTAAGAGGATATCTTTTAACTCCTCTTGGATAGCAGCTTTTACTTCTTCTCTAATTACTTTTCTTAATTCGTTTAATTTCATGGTTATAAATATTGGTTTAATACGCTTTTAAATCGTCTCTGTCAATAATAAATTTAAGTTCGTCAATTAATACTTGAGGATTTGATGCAAATGAATATTCTGTTGATATCATTATAATCCCAGATCTGTTTTTTCCTACTGCTCTGTTTTGATTTACGGTATCAGTAAATGGTCTAGATTCTATTTCTAAAATAAAACCTTTATAAGTACCATCATTTTCAGAAGCTTTAGCTACTAATTCATTTTCATATATATTGTTAATTGAATCTGATATTCCAGTTAGATTAGCATTAGGATTACATAATGTAATTAAAATATCTAATCTATCAAGTAAATCTACACATCGTACAATTGTATTTTGTACTGTAGCAAATGCTGGGGATACTTGGGCAGCTGTAATTTTTAATGGTGGTATATTAGGAGTACCATCTGATTTAAATGTTACAGTATCAGCTATAGTATTTAAATCGTTAACTGCTGATACTACTGCACCTGGGATTAGGGGGATAGTTTTGGATGCTTGATTTATTGTAAAACTTGCCCCTCTTAATATTTTAATTAAATCCTCTAATATTTTAGCAAACGAGGCTCCGAAATCTACACTTAAAGTTAATGCGTCTAAAATTTTACCTGTGTT